AATGGGACTAAGTACAACAGATCTATCAACAGGAGGGGGCTCCGGATTACCAAAAACAATTCAACCAGGTAATCATGTATTGAAAATTAATAACATCACACTTGAAGATTATCAGTTTATTGATAATGCCAAGCACTTGATTTTACATGTGGAGACAAAACCTATTGATGGCTTTGAAGGTTTTATGATTGACAAAGATGATGAAAGCAAGGGTCACTATGCAGGTCAGATTGGTAGAGTTAAAGCTAGCCAATATGCATTTGCAGATGGTGAAACTAAATCAGGAGTTAAAATTCAAAGAGATAGATCAATTTTGATTTTCTTACAGAATTTGTGTAAAAGTCTTGGTGTAAATGATTGGTTTGTTGCTCAAGACAACCGTCATGATACAATTGAAGATTTTATTAAAGCATTTGCAAAAGATGCTCCATTTACTGATAAGTTTATGGAATTTTGTATTGCTGGTAAAGAGTATGAAAGTAAAACTGGTTATACTAATTATGACATGTGGCTTCCAAAATCAGAAGGTAATAAATATGCCTATGGTGAAATTGAAAGTAACAAAGTTCTTAAGTATGATGAAGCTAAGCACTTGAAGAAACTAGAAGTAAAAGATGTTAAATCATTTGGAGAAGATGATGATGATCTTTCTGTACCTTCAAGAACATCTTCTGACTTTAATCTAGATGACTAATATTTTTTAGTTTGACAGAAGGGGTCAGAAATGGCCCCTTTTTTAATTTTTTAATTTTTAGATTATGATTTCAACAAAAGCAATTGTTTCTGATGTGGTAGATGTACCAAGAGAATGGATATTTGAATTTTATCTAAAATTAGATGAAAAATTGTGTGGCCAAGATATAAAAATTAATTCTGTATTTAATGCTAAAGATAAAACACCTTCAATGTGTATTTATATTGATGCAAAAAATAATTATAGATACAAAGATTTTTCGTCTGGTATTGGTGGTGATGCTCTAGATTTAGTAATGCATTTATTTAATTTACCAACTAGAGGTACTGCATCATTTAAAGTAGTTCAAGACTATAATGAATATTTAAAAAATAATGATTATATTCAGAATTATGCACCAAAATCTCAAACTAGATATCAAGTTACTGATTATGAAATGAGACACTGGACAAACTTTGATGAAAAGTATTGGACACAGTTTAAAATTTCTTCTAATGAGTTATCAAAGTATAATATTGTTCCTTTAGATCATTATATTTTAACAAGAGATAATGATTTGACTGGTGCTAACTCTTTGACAATAAAAACTAGATATTTATATGGTTATTTTAGAGAAGATGGTGTTTTGTATAAAGTCTATCAGCCTAAATCAAAAGATAATAAGTTTTTAAAGGTTCGGGATTATATTCAGGGAAGTGAGCAATTAAAATATGATAAATCTTATTTAATTATTGTGTCATCACTAAAAGATCTTTTAGCTTTAAACATTTTAGGTATTGGTGGAATAGAAGCAGTAGCTCCAGACAGTGAGAATATAATGATTCCAGATCCATTTATACAAAATGCAATGAAGAAGTATAAAAAGGTACTTGTCCTATTTGATAATGATGAAGCTGGTAAACAATGTGCAGCTAGATATAAAGATAAGTATGGGCTTACTTGTATTGACTTTAATCTTGATAAAGATATAGCAGATGCAGTAAAGAATCATGGTATTGAAAAGACTAGAGCTGAATTGTTTCCACTATTAAAACAAGCATTATGAGTTGGATCTATCAAGGTAAAGAGTTTACTAACAGTATGATTCCTGAAGGAGCTGTAGGATTTGTGTATGAGATGGAAGCCATTATTGATGGTAAATCTGTAAGGTATGTAGGTAAAAAGAATTTTTACTCTACTACAAAGAAAAAGTTTGGTAAAAGAGCTGTTGCTAAAATGACAGATAAAAGAAACAAGAAATATGAAACTGTTTCTAAAGCTAGTTATCAGAACTACTACAGTAGTAATGTAGTTCTTAAAGAAGCTCACAAAGCTGGTATACCAATTAAAAGGTATATGGTTAAGATATGTTTTTCTAAAATGGAGCTTACATATTTTGAGACTAAGTATCAGTTTTTGAGAGAAGTTCTTGAAAAAGATGAATACCTAAATGGAAATATACTAGGTAGGTTTTATAAAATCAAATAATATGACAGAAGTAGAAATAACAAGCCTCTTACTTAAGTTGGCTGATTTTGGTATTAAAGGTATTAAAGTAAAATATGATGGTGGAGGAGACTCAGGTGCCATAGAATGGATAGGTTTTACACATAAGTCTTGTGAAACTCCTGAAGATGTAGATAATAACATAGAAGATTGGGAATCTAATTTTAATCTTACTAATCTTGATTCTGATCTTTATTATGAAGTTGAACAGTTTGCAGAGTCTAAACTTCTTGATGATATAGAAGATTGGTGGAATAATGAAGGTGGCTGGGGAGATTTGTGCATTTGTATTCCTTCAGGTAAGTATCAAATTACTAATAATATTAGAGTTACTGACCATGAAACATTTAATCATGAAGGTAGTATTCTAGATAAAGCAGAAGAGTAATGGAAGACTTTGAAAGATGGTTAATTGATGAGTTGGAAACTCAAACATTAACAGATGAGTTAAAAGATGAAATACTTGAAAGAGTAAGAGAATTACATGAACAAGCTCAAAGTGAAGGATATGATGAGGGGTATAGTGAAGCTAAGCATGAGATTATTGATTATTTAACATATAAAATGTAATGGCACATCCTTGGCAACATGCAAAATCATCAGCTAAGAAGTTTGGTGGATCTCCTGTAGATTATCTAGCAATACATAACTGGTTTGATGAAACTAAGGCCTGGGTAGGTCATAGTATGCATAGAATGTTTAGACATCATAGTGAAGGTATATTTGAATGTGAGCAAAGATTTGGTATGGTGATTACCAACTCTGACGGCAAAGATGTATATGTAAGATATGTAGGAGAGCAGCATGTCAAGGAAGATTGTAATAATTATATTCCTACTGCAAAAGAATGGATAGATATGATTGAATCTGGTAAGCCTGAGAAATGGGCAATAAAAACTTTAAAAATTGAAGACTGATGGCAAAAATGATTTTTGGAAAAGAAGAAACAAGGAACTTGCTTATGATGTTGCAATCTGAAGATGCAGACAATCATACTATAGCATTTGAATCCTTGAAAAATGTTGATTTTAATAAGTATATAGGAGAACTATTAGTTCTCTATAAGTTTGGTGGACACAGTATAGGTAATTGGAATACAAATTGTAAAAATCTTACTGCTAAATTAGCAAAGATTGTAGATCAAACTCCACTCAGTAGTCCTAAAACTTTAAGTCTGATTACACAACACAAAGGTTCTAAAGCTTCGGTTGAGCTATTTATGGAATTCTTTATTAGAGATATGTCAAGGATGTTAGAGTCTATTGGCTATCCTACAGATAAATTTGAGATAAATATTAAATTTAAAGATGATGGACAGACAACAGAGTCTTAGTAAAATTGGTAAAGAGTTAATGCTGAAAGAGCCCTTCTACGGGTTCTTTCTTATTGCTCTAAATAAAATCTGGGGTAATAAGATCTCAACTGCCGGGGTTAGTAAGAATGGTATTAATTATCAGCTCTTTATTAATACTGAATTTTGGGAAAGTCTTAGTGATAACCACAGACTTGGATTATTGAAACATGAATTGCTACATATTGCATTTGGACATCTCACTACTTTCTTTAAGTTTAGTGATAAGAGACTTGCAAATGTTGCAATGGACATGGAGATCAATCAGTATATATCTAAAGAATGGCTACCAGAAGGTGGTATTGATATAGATGAATATGCTGACTTAAATCTTGATAGAAAAGCAGGTTGTAGATATTACTATGACAAGCTGAAAGAACTTCAGGATAAGAAAAAACAGAATGGTACCTGTGGAAATGAGCCTATGGATAAATTATTAGATGCCATAGAAAATGGTGAGACAGATGATCATGCAACATGGGAAGAGTTTGAAGATATGACTGAAGCTGAGAAAAAGTTAATTGAGAAACAATTACAAAAAGTTCTTGGTGATGCTAAAGATCAGACTATTAAGAAGAAAGGTAATGTTCCTGGAGAGATTGAAGCAGTAATTATCATTGAAGAAGTTACTAAACAAAAATTTAATTGGCGG